TGCTGCAATCTTAGCTTGGTCAATAATGTGAGCGTCTTGTTGACCTGGACCATATTCACCTTGATTTGATTTAGTATTTAGATTACCACTAATATCAGGCGCTTGTTTGTATCCTCCGTCGTTACCCCATCTATTAAGGGGATATTGTTTGTCCGCAAAAAAAGTTGTATCAATAAGACCATCAGGACTATCAACAACCGATAAATCTGATTGAATTACTTCGTAAGTTGTTGGAGGCGTAACTTTAGTAGGGGACTTAGCATACGGTACTAAATTCCTTGTTATAAGTTTTTTTCTAAAACCTTCGCTATTAATATAATCTAATGGACTACCCATTTATACTTTTATTAATAAATAGGTTGATGGTGTTTTTTTGTTAGACATTTATCTTCTTTCTAACTCTTTTGCTTTTTGATTATAATATTCATAAATCTTTCTTTTGAACTCATCTGATTCAAAGAATGTTTTAAATTGTTGTTCACTAACACCTGGTGGAGCATCTACTTTAATTGTAATTGTTCCACCAAAATCTACTTGTGAATTAGTATTTACCGTTTTTGTTTTTGATTCTGCAGCACTTGCAGCTCCTTTTTGACCAAATACGGAACTTCTTGATAATGGTTCTGCCTTTTGTGTACCTGTAATTCCTGCGGCTCTTGTTGTTGTTTGTCCGCCAATACCTCCTAAAATATCTGAAGTATATTTTCTAAACTCTTTTTCAATACCGCTATCACCTTTAACTTTTTGATTACTTTTTACTAAAATATCTCTTAAGGCATCCATACCCTTTGGACCTAAACTTGATGCTTGGGTTTTAAGGTCATTTTCAATTGATTCTAATTTTTTAGTAAATGTTGCGTTATCAATTTTACCTTGGTCTTTACCGATAAATAAATCACGCATTCTATCAATAGCACCAGTTAATTTTTCTGAAATAACCTTACTTTCAGGTACTTCACCTTCAATAGAACTAGTAACCGCTCTTCCGATTCTTTCAGCACCTCTAGCATTACCTTCAATATATTTTGAAGATGCAACACCTAAAGTTATTTTAGCCGCAATTGCTTTCACATCTGCCGCCATGTCTTTAGCAACACCCAATTGACTTTTTTGAATATCTTCAACGGTTTTTGGAGCATCTCTTTGTTGTTTGATTAATTCATCAAATTCTTCTTGATTAAGGTTTTGTAGTTCTTTTTTAGTACCATCTTTTAATTCTACCTCATATTTTCCGCCCTTACCCATTTTGGCAATGTTTGCCAAATATTGTTTGTCTTCTTCGTTTTCAAATTTTAAACCAGCCAAACTAACATCAGATAACCTTTTATCTAATTCAGCCGCAGCCAATCCCATTTTACTCATTTCTTTTGCACTAACACCAGTTTGGTCTTGCATCTCTTTCAAAGTTAAAACACCTTGAGGATTTATCTTAAATGATTTTGTTTCTTCATCAAAATATGTAAACGATTTTGCAACATCCGCTAAACTATTTTGCAATCCAGATGGGTCGTTAATTGATTCATTCATTAATGCAAATGGGTCAGCCAAATTTCCAACAGAAACACCTAATCTTTGAAATGCGGCTGCGGTATTAATTGCACCTTCAGGGGTTAATACTTTTTCCGCCAAATCAAAAGTTTGTTTCATATCAAACCTTAACATTGAAGCTTGTGCCGCCATTTTAGTTAATCCCGCAACTCCTCCTTCAAATTGGAAACGATTCATTTGTTCCATATTTGCAGTAACGTCTTTCATTACTGTTGTTGCATTTAACCCAATACTTTGAACGTACCCAATTGACTCTTCTATATTAGGACCTATTTGAGAAGTTTCATATCCAACTTTTCCAAAAGTATCAACTAAAGTTTTTGCATCAGTCTCCAATAGTTTAGACGAAGCATACAATTTACTAACTTCTTCTTCAGTGGCAATAACATTTCTTCTTGACCCAGCGGCTATATCAATAATAGTTTTAGACACATCCTCAAGACTCCCACCTAATCTAACAACACCCGCGGCTGAATTTGCAACCGCCAAATCCATTTCTTGGATTCTTGCTTTTCCATCAACAAAGGCCCTATTAATTCTATCCGCATTTTTCCACATTTCATCCAAAGAAATTGTGATTTTTTCCATAGGACTACTCCAACTTTCAAGTTCTTTCTTGATGTCGTTAATACTACCTTCTTGGTTACTGTCTGTTGCCATAATTTTTTTAGGTTTCTATATAAATAGAAGAAGGACCAAAAATTTTAGTCCTTCTGATTATCTTCAATCCATTTATCTAATAAATATTTTCTAACAAAAATAGGCATCCTTTCAAAATCTTGATAGGTTATTTTCATTAAAGTGTTAAGATAGTAAAACTCGTCTATCTGTCCTTTTCTATAATCAGAAGAAAGGACGAAAAAAGTCCGCCCCAAACCCAACATTTACTGTTAGACGTTCTCCTGACGGGGCTATTAAAGTTTTATTCATATCAAGTCTTGGTTCATTTTCATTCATAAACCTTCTAATGTATTTTGAATCCGCAATCGGCATTGATTCAATAAATTTGGCAATTACCGCTTTATCGGTGGAGCCATCAATTTCAATAATTTCTTTTTGCATTCTCCAAGTAATTCTTGGAACTACTCTACCTTGAGGATATGTTTCCGCCATTTTACCAATCTCTAAAATTTCACCATAACTTAATGGTTTAAGTTTAATAGTTGATTGTGATTTTGGTAACATAACGGTAAATGTACCGTCTTCGTTTGGTTGTTGACCGTTAATGATTGTTAATTGGTCTAATGTAACTGAAGTTCTAAATGATTTATTATCTTTTGGGTCTGTAAGATTTAAACTTATTTCAGGTCCAAAAGCAGTGTTTCTTAAAAATATTAAAATGGCTTCAACATCACCTTCAATAAGGTCTTCAACTCTAATGTCTGGTTCATAAATTTTTCCTCTTAATAAATTAAGGGTCAAATCATTTCCTCCACCCATTAAAATGTTTTCATCTGCAGCCGTTAAATAACCAACTTTGAGTGATTTCTTTTTATTTTTGTAAAAAATTCCTTGTGATGGTAATGGTACCACATCGTGTGGTAATGTAAAATTTTGTTGACCGTAGTCATTTGATTGTGTATCCATATAAAAAAATTAACCGTAAAGTTTATCGCTTTACGGTTAAATATAATTAGTTGTGAAAATTTGTAAATAGTATTAGTAAACTAACACACATCTATCCATTCTTAATGTTGCTGAAATTGTTGCTAAACCATCAGTATTATAAGCTAATGAATCAAAGTTAACGTCTGTTAAGAACGTTCCATAAAGAATCCATTTCTCAACAACAACTCCTGTTGGGTCCAACATTTCAAGGTCAATGTCTTTTTTATACCCCGCAGCATAACCCATACGACCTGTAACTGATTCAGCGTGTAAACGAACCCACTCCATAAGAGCTTGAGCAGCTGATGGTCCAATTGGGTCACGGAATTTAACTGGAATTGTTTGCCAAGTAAATCTACCAGCAACGTAAGTAGATGTGTTTAAAAACGGAATTTCAGTTGCATTTATTTGGATGTGTGGTCTAGCCGTTGACTCTACGAACCATTCGTTGATACCCAAACTTGATGGAAACCTTAAGATAAAACGATTTTGACGTTTCGGTTCGTAAGGTATCGGCATTTTCATTAATAAATCAGCCATGTTATTTTAATTTTTTTTAGTTTCTTTGTTGTTTATATCTATAAATATAGTCTTGTTAAAAAATTTTTCTCTTTACTTTTAATTTGGTGAGATTATTCTTTATTTATATTCCTTTTTAATGCCTCCAGCAGTAGAATAAGTCTTAACTATATTATCTGGTTTATCTTTAAAATGTTTACTCATTACTTCTACGTTTCTTATATCATCATCTGAAAATCCAATACTAGGTTGCTCTGGTATAAAGTTATTAGATATATCGTTTTTTATATATGCTTTTTTATTAAGTACACCAGCAATTCCTTTTATATAAGAAACAAATTCATCCATAGCCCTAACTTTTAATTCTTCAGGGTTGGCAGCACTTCCTTCACCAAACGTAACTGGGTGATATCTATTGAGTTCTAAATATGATTTAATTAAATCGTCATCACTCATATCTTCTTCACCGACAAACGTCCTATATTTTTTAAGGTTTTTAATTAGTTGGTCTTTATCTATACCATTATATCCACTAACAATGTAATTGTAAACGGCTTGTTTTAATGTTTCAGGGTTGTGACCTCTTGCAGTAACAATTGAAAATATTGAACCATTATTAATTGCTTCTCTAAAGTCTCCAAATGCGGGACCTTCTTTAGCTCTCATAGCATCAATTAAAAAATCTTTGTCCCCCGCAGTTTTAAAGTTTCTAAAGGCTTCATCAGCTAAACCAACAATAGTTTCACCTTTATATTCAAAAGGTTTTTTACCCAAATCATGTCTGTATTCAGCAAAGTCATCAGTACTCATACCAATTTCATCACCGTCTTCAGTCTTTAACATTATCTTTGTTGGCATATGAACAATGTTGTCATCCCAATCAAATGCATAATATTTCATGTCTGGAGTACCCTCTCCTTTAAATCCCTCTTTAATTTGTCTTTTCATACTTTGGCAATTAGGGGGTACTTTATGTACCCCCATAAATTTTTATTAGATATTTTCAAACGAAGCTCCTGTTGGAGTAATAAAGAACTCAATGTCAATGAATTCTAATGCCTTCTTTGGTTTTAAATAGATTTTACCTACAAGTCTGTTAGCATCTAATTCTTCAGGTGAAGACGATACTGTTACTCGGAAATCGTATA